TTGAAGGCAGCAAATTATGCTGCAAAATATCTCCTGAGTAAGTATGGTTCTGCCCATCTAATCGGTGAGCCAAAGGTTGAGCTAACCGCTACAGAGGGTCCTACGGGCTCTAGCTTTGCATTTAGTGGTTCTATTTCTGTAACTGCAGACTCTGGGGCTATTTTGAATCCAGTAGTGGGGGTTAATATGACTGTGAATGAGAACGATATTGAAGTTACTTCCGAAGATATTCCTGCCAATATTAGTTCAGCCCTTAATGCAGCTGAAGAGCATTCCGATCATGTTGTCGCTTCCTTGGACTCCTTCAAGTTGACAGATGATGGTACAAAATATTTGAAACTTAGTCACTCAGCCCTCCAGGATGCTAATCTTGGTTTAGTAGGTAAGATTGAATATGCAACCTCTCCTGATAAGTCTGAACTTTTACAGAGTATGGTTAAAGATGCAATGCTTGAAATGCCTATTACATTTACAGGTGAATTTAAAGAGCCAGTTATTGAGAAAGTTGCTGAAGTAATTTCTAAACAAGCGGATAAGAAATGTCCTACCTGTAAGGGTCACGTTGAGAAGGAGGATTGGGTTTATTGTGAGAAGTGCAAACCTCTTGATAAAGTGAAAAAAGAAGTAAAGAAATCATGGCTTACTGACACAGAACCTCCTATGGCAGGGGCAGAATTTATGGAGTATGAATGTCCTGTTTGTAAGGAAACTTTTGAAGACTATGATGTGAACCAACATGATAAAGCTTGCCCAGGTAAACTTGAAGTGATGCATGACGAAAAACCTGCTATTGCTATTCATGAGGATATGCCAAGAGCTTCCATGAGCGATTCTATGGCTCAGATGGCCCAGGCTGAATCACAAGTTCTTGCTTCTGCCAAAGATAAACTGGTAACAGAAGCAGTCAATTCCTTAGTGGCTATGCTCCATGGTATGGGGTATGGAACAGCCAAAGTTGCTGAAGTAACTGATTCTACCGATGGCCTGGATATTATGGCAGCGGTTGATGATGCAGGAGCTGTTAAAGCCGTCAGTATTCCAGTCGCTATTAAAGATGCCAAAGTAGTTCTTCCAAAGAAATCATTGATATCAGCTCTTATTTCTAAAGGTTTAGACATTCGAGCTAAGCTTTCCGAGCAGTTTGATTTAGATGTGCTAGAGAAGATGGCTGCTGCAGAAGAGAAGGCTGCTTATGAAGCACGAGAAGCAGAAGCTATTCTTGCAGAAAAGCCAGTTGTAAAAGAAGCCAGTGGCAGCACTAATGAGCAATTCCTTGGTGAAACTGACACTCTTGAAGTCCAAAAACATCTCCTACCTAATCATGAAGAAATGAAGAAAGGTGATAAAATTTCAGATGGTGCCGATCAATGGGAGCTTGTTGATACGGAAGGTAATCAAAATGATAAAAATGAAGGTTCTGCTTCTATTTGGAAATTTAAGAAATGTGCTCCTCCAAAGGCTGATGAAAAAGAACCAGAGACAAAGATTAAAGCATAAATTTAAATTCCAGCTTAGGAGCCAACAATGAATTTTTTCAGAGACGTTGTATCACATCTATTAAAAAATGCCTTTGAAGGGCATACCAAATTCTCCGTTGCTGATAATACAGCAGTTGGAGATAATCCTATTCGTGCAATTTCTCTTGATGCAGTGCCAGCTAATGAGGATACATTGATCTCGTTATCCTGGGACGGTGGAGAGAAGCTGTTTGAAAAGACTCTTAGTGAGCAGGAAGCATCTCACCAGTTCGACCTAATTTCAACCGATCTAGCCGAAGTTGCAGCCCTTACAAAGCAGGGTGAATATGATGCTGCCAAAGATCTCATGAAGAAACTTGGTCAGAAGTATGCTGAAAATACGGGCGATATTGTAGATACGAATTTGCCTCCTCTTCATAATACACAAGCGTCAAAAGATGAAGATGGCGGGGATAGTAAGTCATGCCCTGAGTGTGATAAACCTAATCAATTTGGAGAGATGTGTTCTGATTGTGAAGAAGAGCGTAATCGTCTTAATGCTTCACAGGATGATAAGCTTTGGCGTAAAGCTAAGATCACCATGCAGAATCTATGGTTCTCCACAACGGATGAATTGTTAGATTATCAAGCAAAGCAGAAAGGTGCAGCAAAGCCTGGAGCTGACCAAGATCATATTCCACTTTGGGACAAAAATAAGAAAGCTCCTGCAGCTAAGGATCAACTCGCTCCAGCTTCTCTCTCGTATGAAGATGTTGAGAATCAGAAAGAACGAGAACATGATGATATGCAGAAGCATATTGATGAAAAAATTAAGACTGAACTAGAGTCAGCTTTGCAGGAAAAAGCTGCTTCCGTATTTGGTCCTGATCAAGTTGAGCTTGTTAAAGTTCTTCGTAAAAATGGACGAAATTGGGATGAAGTTAAGAATATTCTCATTAAAGATTTCCATTTTGAGAAAGATGCAACTACAATCTTTGTAGATGAACAGCGTCAAGGATCTGATCCAACAGGTATCGAAGTAGAGCCTCCTGAAGAGAAGAAAGAGGAAAAGCCTCTTACTCCTCCAGAGGATTTAGTTTCTCCTGAGACGCATGAGAAACTACTCAAAGACCACGAAGATAAAAAAAAAGATGAATCCCCTGTAAAAGAACCTGGATTCTCCCCTAAAGAAGTTATGGACATTCCAGAAGATGCCGAGATCACCGATGAATCATCTCAGCAGGAGAAATGTCCTTCTTGTGGACATATGAAACCCCTGAAGGGTGAATGCCCAGGCTGTAAACGTTGTGATTGTGAGCAGGGACATGCATCTTCACTAGATAATGAAATTGCTCGTGCAGATAATGACGAGATCCATAAAGTTGCTATAGCTTCTACCAATCTTCAAGAGGGCGATAGGGTTTATATCGATACAGATAGTGTAGAATGGGGCCGTGTAGTTGGACCTGCAACTATTCTAGAAAATCCAGTTCTAAACAGACATAATATTTTGGTTAATGTTGAATCTGTAAGAGCAGATATTTTAGTTCCTTTTAAAGACATTCTTAGACAAGCTTCTCTTAAAACAGCTGCAGATGATTTAAATCCACTTCAAGAACCTATTCAAGAAAAACCCACCTCCTCTGTACCACAGCAAGATAAAGTTCCCATGGGAAAAGCTCCTCTAGATCATAATGCCCCTCAGAAGGGGGATAGAGTTTTTGTGTCTTCAGATCTTACTGATGAAAAGGCAGGATTTGAAGCTACCTTTATTTCTATGTACAAATCCCAGGGAGTAGATTTCTCTATCGTTGAAACAGACAATGGGGATTTGCTGGATATTGAATCTCATCGTGTAGTCAAAACATCTGAAGGTGATAGTGCTGGATCTACAGGTGCCCAGGATACCGAACCAGTAATGGAACCAGAGATTGCTACCACTAAAGAGGAAGATATTCCTGTAACTCCTAAGATGGATGACTTGCATAGTTTGAGTTCCCTAGATACAGAATCTGCTAGATTAAAACCTGGAGATCATGTACGTGTAGCAGAAGGTTCTGGGCTTGATTCGGGTAGAATTGGTGTGGTTGTTGACCAAAGAGAATTTCAAACTGAAGTAGGAACTAATGAACGTATGGTCCCAAATATTCCTGGGCATTATAAGCCTGTGGATTGGGCAAGAGAAGTTGCTATTCGCTATGATGACGATGGTTCGCTTCAAACAGTGTTTAAAAATAGACTATTTCCTGTTGAAGCGCAAGCTTCCCAGGATGCATTAGCATCTATTAAAACTAGAGCAGAGCAACTATTGAAGAATGTAGAAGGTATGGGTAAGACTTCCTATATGTTTGTTAGGAAGGGTCTAGAGAAACATGCTAATGATTCAGCCTTTGAAGGTAATGGGTGGGTTAGAGTATGGGTTCAAGAAGATGAAGTTGCTTCAAATTCTAAATATCCTGAAATTTTAAAAATGCCAGATGAGGCTGCTCGTATTGAAGCATTGAAAGAGCTTGCACGAGAAATTGCTCATGAGGCATTAAGTTTAGCAGATAGTAGTGCAGCCAAAGTTGGGGTACAGAATTATATTGAATCTTTGTCACCTTCTGATCATGATAGGATTGATTGGGTTGCACTGGCAAGTCCTGTAAATGAAGAGGAAGAGGATGCTAAATTTGAACAAGGCATGGCTGATAAATATGGTCCTGATGCAGCTATTCCCCCAAAGGCTAAATCTTCTTTAGAACCTAAAGTAGAAAAGAAATCTTCTGATTTTGAGAAAGGAATTTCTCAGAATAAGACCTCTGCTGAACCAGAAGTAGCCCCTAAGACTCAATTCAAGGACTATAAAATCACACCCAAATATACGCCAAAGGAAGAGGCTGTTCCAGCTACGCCTGAGATGAATGAAGTATTCTCTAAGATGGATGCCCTAGAGCACAACCTTGCTACCTTAGAGACTGCTAGAAAGCAACTTCAGGCTAAGCTGAAGGAAGAACTTGCTAAGATGGATCAACAGGGTAATCGTGTTGAGATGGAAGCAGAATTTCAAGCATCTATTGAGAAAGCAGGTGTTCTAATTAGTGCTGTTGAATCGAAGGTTGTTTCCTGGAAAGATAAACTTTATACGGTGCAGACAGAACAGATTGACTTGGTTCCAGGTCTTACCCTTACCGATTGGCTTGAAAAATTTAAAAAACGTTTCGACGAGGCTGAAAAATTTATTACTGATGTGAAAAATGGGATGTTGAGTCAAGCAAAACGAGTAGTTGAGAAGACACTTATACGTTGGCCCAATAAAAAAAGCTCCATAAATAAAGAAGCATCTTTACTAGATGATTTGAATCATTATAATGATGAACTGATGGCAGCTTTAAGAGAATTAAGCAGCCCTCTATAATTATGGTAAAAGGTAATACAAAACGATTCTGTAAAAAAGGCCACGATTTTAAAATTGTTGAACGTGATGCCGAGGGACGTTGTAAGCCTTGTAGAGAGGCATATATTAAATCAGACAAGTATCAAACATCTCATAAAGCAGTTACTAAAAAATGGCAGGAAGATAATAGGGCTTATAAGAGTGAACAAGTTAGAGAATGGCAATACAGGAAGAAATTTGGTATTACTATACAAGAGTATAACGTGATGTTAGCTGAACAGAATAATAGTTGTGCTGTTTGTGAAAGATCACAAACTGATTTTAAGAGAAAGTTTGCCGTAGATCATGATCACAAAACAGGTAAAGTTAGAAGGTTACTCTGCGATAATTGTAATCATGCTCTTGGGATGGTTAATGACAATCCCATTATATTACAGAAATTAATTTTATACTTGGAGAAATACAATCGAATTCCTGCTTAACCTTCTCACAGATCCAAAAATGTTGTCTGTCTTGACGTTTCCTACCGTTGCAATAATGGTATTGTCTTTTGCACTGTATAAACTTTTTCAGAAATATGATCGTCTACAAGAGCAACGCTTACATGAGTGGAAGAGCATGGTAGAAGATTACAACCATCTTGCTAAGGATATCAATAATACCTTAGATTTACTCATTAAATTGAGTGGTAAAAATAGCAATGGAGGCAGTAAATAACATGAGTGCTGACAAGGTTAAGAAAATTGATCATGAAGTAAAAGAAATTCACTCGCAAATTAAGAAATCCAATCTCGTTTTAAGACAAAGGATGAAAGATATCCAAGTCGAGATGGAAGAGTGGGATTCTTTAGGTGGACTTACAGATGGCGAAAGCGACGGGTATATGCATTAAGAAAGATGAGCATGACTATACAGAAATATACTCATTTCTCATGGGAACAGAATTCTTATTAAAAGGATTTTGGCGTATATACCGTTGTAATGATTGCCGTGATCTGCAGCTCATTTCAAGCGAAAAATAAATTTATTTTATCGTATAAAGATAAGGTACGGAGTAATAATGTCTAGATTCGATCTCATGCTGGAGCAGGATTTACCAGCGCAACTTGCAAATGTAACTGAATTGGCTATGAATTCCAGTTATTGGTCCCTATCAGAATTAGGTATTGATTTATATGATAATCAGGTAGAAATAATCAATGCTATAATGGATCTCAGTATTCCCTATGTTGGTGTGCTTGCTTCTCGTGGTTCTGGAAAGACTTATTCCGTTGCTATTGCTATTGTAAAACTGTGTCTGGATAATCCAGGATTTCGTGTCGGTATCTTTGGACCTAAAGCTGATACATCAAAACGTTTGGTAAAAGAAGATATTATTGGGCGTATTCTTTCTCCTACCTCTAAAGTTTATGATCAGATCGATTGGAACCGTACTTCGAATTCCTTCATTCAATTTAAAAATGGATCAAATGTAAAGGCATTATCAGCTTCTCCAACAGCTACCCAGGAATCTGAGCACTTTCATGTCCTAGTATTAGATGAAGCTCATAGAACTAGCGACTTTGTGGTTAAAGAAAAATTGGTCCCAATGCTTGGTAGTTTTTCGATTGCGAAAACTATTAAGATTGGGATTTCTCTTTATAAAAACAACTTTTGGCATAGCTGTAATGACAATGGCACTCGCTATAAAGTTTTACGTAAAAGTTGGGCTGAATGTGATATCTACTGGCTGCAGGGATCTATCCGTTACCAGGGAAGGGATTATCCAAAGCGTATTGTAGATCTGATGCCCAAATCCGTTAAGGAAAAGATCTTCCCCCTTCAATTTGATGAGAAGGGTATGGATTTATGGTTTGATAGCGTAGAAGGGTATTCTGAGATTGAATGGAACACTCAGTATGAGATGATATGGATGGAAGATATCAATCTCGTTCTATCAGGTGATCAGCAAAAGAAACTTGCTTCAGGATTATTTGGTATCCTTAAAGCAGGTCGTCCTGAGATGACAGAGAAGTATTATTTTGGCTTGGATACAGCCTCTGGAACTTTGATGCCTGGACAGAAAGATCTAGACTGGACTGTTCTAACAATTTTAAGAAAGAACCAGGATAATACCAAAGACATAGTAGCTAAGTATATGTGGCAGGGTGAAACTACTACACAGATGCAAGAGATCAGAGATTTAGTCCATCCTATTGATGGCACCTTTAAGTGTGTTATGGGATTAGCTGACTTTTCGAACTTCGCTATCGGTCTAGTAGATATCTTTAAGAAAGAAGGCATCCCAATAGCGGGTGTTAGCTTTGGTTCAAAGGAACCAATCACAAATAAGAACTACAAAAACGCTATGGTAGATCAATTCGTTTTTGAACTTGACAATGGAAGAGTACAGTATCCAAGTCTCGAAACTATCAAAAAAAATAAATTTTTTAAAGAAGGCTATGAACAGTGGGGTCTGCTAGAAAGGCATCGTAGTAGTGCTGGTATTAATGATAAAATTTTCGTAGAGGCTTCTGCTGGGCATGATGATCATGTTTCAGCTGACATACTTGCCGTCTGGTGTGCTGACCAAGAGAAGTCTTATGCAGGTAAGGTTGTACGCACTATGCAGAACATTCCAGCTCCTATGGCAGGTCCAAATAATTTAAGCGGAAATACAATTCCTTTACCTGGGCAGAATGGTGATCCTAATGCTGGTAAATATCTAAAGGACAGGTTAATATAATTATGGCTAGTAAACCAAGAAAAGTTTGTAAAAAAGGGCATAATAAAGATATTACTGGTCGAACTTCTGATGGGCATTGTTTACTATGCAGAATTGATTATCATTCTAAACCACATATATCTACACAACAATTTTGTATACAGGGACATGATACTTTTGTTATGGGCAGAGATAAGCATGGAAGTTGTGCAGAATGTAAAAGACTTACATATATTCCACATCCTAGACAACCAAAGCAATTTTGTCCTAAAGGGCATGATACCTTTATAATGGGTAGAGATAAATGGAGCCAATGTAAAGAATGCAACAGATTTGAACAGAGAGAAAGGTTGCATAAACATAGAGTCTTATTAGACAATGCAAAAAATAAACCATGTGCTGATTGTGGAGTTAAATATGATCCTTGGGTTATGGATTTTGATCATTTAAGAGACAAAAAATTTACAATTAGTGGTAAAGCATCTCAAGGGTATTCTTTAGAGAAACTTCTGGCTGAGATTGCTAAATGTGACGTAGTATGCTCTAACTGTCATAGAATTAGGACGCACAAAAGAAGGATAGGTTAACATAATTTCATAAGTAAATAACAATACTAAAAAACAAGTTGGATTTGATAAGATATTGGTGTATACTTAATAGTGGAAGAGTGAATCCTACCAAGGTTGGTAAGAAATTGTATGCGATCAGACAAAACACTTGACGAGGCTCGTAAATATCTTTTGTATGTAGCCGATGCTCTACAGTCGGTTGCACAATCCTATTCTATAGAGAAACAAGATAAAGAGGTTCTACAAAAATTTGCTGATGATCTTTTCGGGTATTCAAAGGGTCTTGAGCAATTGAAGAACCGTATGGTTTATGGAGAGCAGCAGAAGAAAAAAGTTGCAGTCACTGCTGAGTTGGAAGGAATCTATGAGTCTCAGAAACGTAATACAGAAAAAGCGCGTAATAACCTTCGTATTATAAGAGCTGTTTGGAAGAAAGCTGTTGACTCAGGTGTTGAGAGGGATATTGAAGAAGCTAGGGCTCGTATGTTGTATTACAAGAAGCAGAATTTTATTGCTGAGCAGCTTGAATTGAAAGCGAAACGAGATTTTGAGCAAGGAGCTTAATATGGCACGACCAAAAAAGGGCAGCAAAAATAAAAGTATTGCCAAGAAAGGAACGATGTCACCAGAAGGATTTTCTGGTGGTATTCAGGACCCTAATTCAGGAGCGAATGCCTTCTCCTTGGGTTTAGGAAAGACAGCTTCCCTTGATAAAACAGCAGGTAGTGAGTATTCTGTAACTCAAACACAATCTTTCTTCTATTCGCCAGAATTAACAAGTGATTCGTGGGTACTACCCAAATCTCGTCAGGAAATTTTGAAGTGGATTCGTATTTTCTTCAATTTGGAACCTTATATTCAGCAGATTACAATGATGCATTCATTGTATCCATTTTCAAAATTTGATTTAGTCGTAGCTGATCCTACCATTAAGAAATTTTATGAAGAAATGTCTTCAAATGGTGAGTTCAACCTATTTGAATTTATTCTTCAGGCTTCCTTATCTAGAGAAAAATTTGGTGAGGCTATCTGTTTCGGTAACTTAGCTGAGGATGAGACTCCTGCCAAGAATGGTAAGAAAATGTTTCGTTGGCACAATTTTATTCTCCTGGAGCCAGAGCTTGTTGAAATTAAGACGGATATGATGTCTGGTAAGAAGACCTTTGAGATGGTTCCTACTGAGGAAATCAAAGCTCTTATTTCTTCTACTCGCCCTGAAGATGTAGAACGTGTCGAGCAGCTTAAAGAAACCTCCCCAGAGCTTGTAAATGCCGTTTTGGAGCATAGAAATATTAAGCTTGATGAAAGTTGTGTGTCACAGGTCGCTCGTGTGACTGATCCTTCAGCTACTCGTGGTACATCACGAATTCAATCATGCTTTAAAGCTCTTATTTTGCAGGACTGGATTCGCCTTGCACAGTCAGCATATGCTAAGAACTATGTGTTCCCTAAAGAATTGTGGACTATCGGTGATCTTGCAAGCAATACCATGCCTTCTAAGGATGATTTGAACAATTGGAGGCAGTTGATCAATCAGTCAATTCAAAGCCCTCCTTTCACGATTATTGCCCCTCCAATCGTGCATTACGAGGCCCTGAGCGTTATGGGTAAGCAGTTCCCCTTGAACAATGAGTATGACTATATTCAGGATCAGCTTCTTGTAGGTTTGGGTGTAAATAAAAATATTATTTTGGGCGAAGGTCCAAACTTTGGTAATAGTAAGACCATGGCATTACAAGCATTGGTTATGCAGTATAAAGCAGTTCGTGATAAATTTGAAGATTGGATCATCAATAAGTTCTTCCGACCTATCGCTGAGAAGAATGAGTTTTATACCATCGATCCAGATAGCGGTGAGAAGCAGCTTATTCTTCCTCAGATTGCTTGGTATAAGTCTTTGGATATTGATGCCCAGGAGCGAGAACAGGAACAATTTGCAGAGTTCCATAAAGAAGGTCTTATCTCTACAAAGACCCTATTCAGCAAATATCCTAACCTTGACTTTGAAACAGAGCGTAAGCAGTTAGAAGAAGAACGAGGTACAATCTTTGACAAAGGTGGTAAAGATAGTCGCTTGCCAGCCCAGATCTCTAAGCCCAGTGGTGGGGGAGGCGGGGGTGGGGGTGGAGATATTGGAGAAGGTCTAGGTGATGAGGAAGGTGCTGAAGGTGGAGCACCTACTGAACCAACAGAGCCAATGGAACCAGGAGCAGAAGGAGAAGGTACACTTCCAGAAGGTCAGGAAGGTACTCCCGAAGTCGGTGGCGAAGGTAATGTTGGTGGAGCGAGTGATTTAGGGGCTCCTGAGATTTGATGATATATCCATCTTGTTTAGTATGTGGGCATTTAGAACAAAACCATCAGTATAAAATATGTATGCATTGTGCTTTGGCTATCAATTTTCCTAATTCTAATGAAAAGATGACTGGCTATTGTGGCTATGATAATCTTAGATATTTAGAGAAGAAGGCATTTAACTAAATGTTTAACATAACTAATTCTACAGTTGGAACCTACACTACTTCCTCTTCTGCTACTTGTTCAAATAATGTTAATTTCTCATTCATAATTGCACGTTGCAGAGAATGTAATCATGCCCATACGCAGACTGGAGAAGTTGGTTGCTACGATGTAATAGGTAATTCAATTACCTTTGTACTTTGTCGTTGTAAAGAACATGTTCCTGCTGATAACTTGGAATATCTCGAATACCTATCGAAGAAAAAGGAATCTTTATGAAAAAAACTCTTGCAGCCCTCCTAACAATTTTACTAGTTGTTCCAGCTTGTGCAAAAAGTGTTCCAGATAGAATGGAAAGCTCAACCGTTTTGATTCGTATGAAAATTCATAGAGATACTGATAATAAAACAGGATGGGGATCTTGTAGTGGCGTTTATATTAAAAAGAATATAATTTTATCCGCTGCCCACTGTGTTGATTTTCCTGCTGCGGAAGGTATTCAGCTAAAAGAACTTTGGATAAAAAATAATGATCTGCAATCTGAAAGGGCTGTGATCGTGAGATCAGATCCTGCTGCTGATTTACTCCTACTTTATACTCCTTTAGAAGGAACACCTGTAAAGTTTGCACGAAGAGCTATTCGTGGTGAGGAATGTTGGGTCATTGGTAATCCATTAGGTCTCCATGATATTGTCACAAAAGGTATTGTGAGTCAGATTAATTTAAAAGAAAAAGGTGAAAAAGCTACTTTTATAATAGTTGATGCTGTAGCACTCCCAGGCAATTCAGGCGGTTGTATTATAAATCGAAAAGGACAACTTATCGGGATTTTAACAAGAAGTACTTCGATGCTTGGATCTTTAGGAGCATCAGGTCTTGGCCTTGGCGTTGATCTAAGGACTATTAAGGAGTTTTTAAAATAAAAAGAGGAGCCTAAGAAAATGAAAAAAGCAGAATTAGAAGCTAAGATATTAGAATTAGAAAAGAAAATTGCAGTTCTTGAAGCTCGTCCTCAATTTTGCATGGGGCATTCTTGCTGTAATCATTGGAATTATCCTGCGAATCCAAATCAACCTTGGTATACTGTAACGGCCTGTCCACTGGTTTTATTCCACCAAATACAATAGTTAGCTAAAATAAGAGGTTAAAATGTCATTATCTAAATATGGTTCACCCAATAAGATTAAAGTAGTTAAGAATGCTGGATTTTCTTTAGATCCTAACTTCCTGGCTGAAATGATTTTGAAGCAGATCCCATCCAAGAAATTGACTATGGATCAACTCCATTCTGCTTTGAAGAGTATTGGAGTAGTTAACTATTCCAGTGAGGATCTATCTATCCTTATGGATCGTCTTCAGTCTATTGGTTTTTCTATTAGTAAATAACAATAAAAACATCTAAAAAGTATAATATTTCTGCGTTATTATAGGAGTACTACGTTCTACCCGATTTTACAATTAAAAAGTCCAGCTTAGAGGAGATTTCCATGCACCAGGATAGCAATGAAAGAGGCGAAAAGAAAGAGTTAAATTATATTAATGAAGATGGCGATATCAATATTCCTATCATGTTCGAAGCGATCATGGTAAAGTATATGGGACGAGTTTTGGATTTAGTCCGAATCTCTGATATCTCTGACCGAAATTTGGTACAACTTTCCCGTACAATTAAAGATGATTGTTATGAGAAAATTAAATTTGCAAAAGCCATTTTAGAGAAACACGGAATTGACGAGAGCAAGTAATGCCTATTCGAAAGATTAGGAATCCAAAAAATTTCAATAAGTGTAGAGTTTGTAAACATTCATTCATATCTCATACAGATTTTAATCATAAGCCAAGTACTTGTCAAAATATTATTAATGGGACTTGTCGCTGTGTAGAATTTTTACCGTCGGACAATCTCGAATTTCTCGAATACAAATATGGCAAAAGAAAATAAGTGTCGTACCTGTGGTCACTGCTGGGAAGTGCACGATAGACATGGCATGAAGAGATGTTTTCAGAATATGGGTGAAGATTATGGAGCATCTGACTTGTTTTGCGATTGTGAGACTGGTTGGATTCCTGGGGATAATTTAGAATTTTTGGAAATGAAATATGGAACAAAATTGGCTATCGAATCTGGCAACAAGAGCAATGAGGATATGCCGACTGAATAAAGAAGCAGCTGGCAATCACAGACAAGATCTCACTGGTCCAGTTCTTGAAAATTTGTTACACAATGGCTATACTCAAGTTACATGGAATTCGAATGGTTCTCATCATGGAGAATGTCGAGATCTAAATAGGCAGGTTTGGGATCTACAAGATTTTTTAGCAACCACTGAGTATGATGCCCCATTATTTTCACGTTCACATCCAGGAGATGCTTCCTGCACTTTGACTGTTAGTGGGCAAGGTCTTCCACCAGTCGAAGTTGACTCCTATGGGGAGACAGATGAAGCGATTGGAACTAGTCGTCCTGTTCAGGCCCCAGTAGCCCCAAAGCCAACAGTTAGGCCAATGGCTCCTACCCCAGAACCAAAAGTGGAACGAAAGCCAGTACAGCCTGAGAAGAAAATTCGTTATGTGCCAGAAGAGGTCCATAAGCAGATTAAAGATCCATTTGAAAATAGAGATCTTACTCCTGAGCAGTACGAAGAGTGGCTTAAAGATTTAGAGCGAGAGAATGTTAATGAGTCTATTCCAGCTCAGCCAACGGATGAAGAGAAAGAAGAATGGTTGAGAGATTTGGAACGAGAAACTAGCAAGACTAAAGTTAAACCCTGGATTTACGGAATTTTTAAAGGATAATTTATCATGAGTTTGATTAAGCTTGGTTCTCATCTACGCATTTTAAAAACAGCTGCTGTTGCTGAAGATTTGCTTGTTGATAAACCAATGGAAGAAACAGCTCCAAAAACAAAGATCTTGGAGCCAAAGAATTCAGATTTCTTATATTACAGGGCTCGTGCAATTAGTGCTGGTGATCAGGGTCCACTAGGTAAAGATGGTAGCCGTGGATTTAATTTTAATGGAAATATGGACTATTTTCCACGTAAAGAATTAGAAGCTTCCTATGAGAGTTTTGTTGGTCGTAACATTTTCTTAGATCATAATTCAGAAAGTTCTTTGTATTCCATTGGCAAGATCATTGATGCAGTGCCAGTAGATGATAAAGAAACTGGTGAGTTTTATATTGAGCTAGTAGGTAAGATTGACCGTACCCTTCATCCTGAGATCTGCCGCAAGATTGAAACGGGTGAACTTAATAGTACCAGCATGGGCTGTTCCGTAGATGAGTCTATTTGTTCTGTTTGTGGTAATGTGCTTCATTCAGATGCAGATGAGAAGTGTGATCATATGGGGATGAATCTGGGCAAGCAATTTGCCGCTGAGATGAATTTCCCAGAGTACAATATTAAGCAGGGAGATATGGTTCCTTGTTTCTCAATTAATAAGGGTATTGTTTTCAATGAGGATTCAATTGTAGGAGTTCCAGCAGATCCTTCAGCCGTTATCAAAACCGTTTTGTCCAACATGAAGAGCCGCATATCAAAGAAAGCTTCTTTAACAAAAGAAGAGCAACTTGATTTAGCTGCACAGATGGAAAAATTATTTGCAAAACTAGATGATAGTACTAAGATCCAACTAAAAGCTGATTTTTGTGGCATTTGCCCACCAGTTGAAAAGGAGTCGTCCATGGCTGATAAGAGCGTTGTCCCTAATGAAGAAACAAAAAAGATTTTAAATAAAATTTCGGCTTTAGAAATGGAACAGCTTGAATCATATGTAAATATGAAAAGCAAGAAAGCTAATGAGACAGCTAATAAAGAAGTAGTAGCTGCTTCTGTTGAGAAAGAGGAATCGTTCTTATCCAAGATCGTTGCTAAGGTAAAAGTTGCTCTTGCAGCAGCCAAATGTGAGAGATGTGAGGATCTTCTATCTGAAAAAGATCCTAGTCATGAGTATGATCCAGATTGTGCAGGTTCTCTTTGTGCAAAACATGAGAAGGAATTTTTAGATAAAAAGAAAGCTTCTGTCACAGCTAAATTCACAGAAGATAAAAATAACGTTCTAGATTCAACATGGTCTGTATATGAGGGTGATAAGTGCGCCCTTGAAGCTTCCCTAAGAGATATTTGGGGATCTTCATTTGAGACAATGCCATTTGCTGATCAGAAATGGGCAACAAGTGCAGCTTATGGTAAAGAAGCCGTCGCTCGTTATAAGAAAGAGGGTATTGAGAAGCTTGCTGATGCTTGGGATGTTGTAAACAAACTATCGAAGACTGCTGCTGATCCAAAGCTTGGTCCTTCAGGTACTCGTGCAACTCCTACAACAGGGCTTTCCAATAAAGAACACAGCTATCCTACACAGCCTAAGTTTGAGAAACCAGGGCAGGATGCAGGTCAGAAAGGTCCTGCAGCTCCAGCTCATGCTGATGTTAAGGTTGACTATACTGTTGCTAAGCCAGAAGGTACTTATAAAGCTGCTCCCGCAGCTCCTAAGCCCATGACAATGAAGACCGATTATAGTGAGCCAAAGGCAGACGCAGTAGGCAAAGAAGTAAAGACAACTCCTAAGAATCCAGAGGAGAAGAAAACGGAAAAATCTGAGAAAGATGTCGAGACAGGTTATGTTGCTGCAGGTACTGAAGCAATGGAAGCTGAGGAGAAGGGTGGGAAGAAAGAAGATAAAAAGGCTTCTCTTATTAGTTGGGGTTCTCTTACACCTAAAGCACAAAATTTTATTAAAACAGCAGCAAAAGGTTATATTGCCAGTGGAATGAAAAATGCTGAAGCCGTTGCGAAAGCACACAGCGAATTTACAGCCCAGGAGATTACTATGAAAAAGCAAGCAGCGGATAAGCCAGTTGAGTCAGTTGATGGATCTACTCTTCCAGATGGTACAAAAGAGATGGGAGATAAACCTGAAGAAGCAGTAAAGGGTACAACTCTTCCTGGTGGTGCTGCTCCAGGTTCTGCTCCTGAGACAAGTGCCAAAGGTGATGTTGAACATAAGACCACAGATTTAACAAAGAAACCTGACGAAGCAGTAAAGGGTACAACTACTCCAGCAGATCATATTCCTAACACTCAAAAGAGTGACGAAAGTTCCAAAGGAACCACTTTCCCAGATAGCAAGAAAGAAATTGGTGACAAAGCTGATTCTGCTGTAAAACAAGCTGCTAAATCTGAAAGCTCTGCTCCAATTGAAGCAGTTCAGGATAAACCAGCACTTTCCAAAGCAACAGCAGGTGATACACCTGAAAGTGCGCGAGAAGGTGGAGATCTAAAGAAAGATCCCAAAGATATTGAATCCGTTAATAAAAAGGCTGCTACTGAAATGCCCCTACCAGAAGATAAAGATCCTATGGAATCAATGAAACCTGAAGCTCCCCTAGATGAAAAACCTTTAGATCTTCCATTGGATGGTCCTAAAGTTGATGAGCCAGCTGCAGAAGTGTCTGCTTTTGATACTGCTGAGAATGTTGAAATTGGTGAAGGCTATACGGCTAATAAAGACAAAGAATCTAAAGAAATTATTGTTATGAAAGATGGTCAGGAAGTAAAACGTCTCCCAGATGGTTTTGGTAAAGACATGGCAGTTGTTCTACCTCTTATGAAGGCTGTCCTTGGTCTTCCTCCTGAAGAAGCAAAGCCAGAAGTTCCTGGTGCAATGCCCCCAGTAGAAAAGCCTATGGAAGAGCCTAAAGTTGAAGAGCATCCAGCTGTTGAGGAAGCTCATGAAGATGAATTAGGTATGAAGGAATCAGCTCTTAAAGTTAGAGAAGCAGCAGTTACCGCAAAAGAAGCATCGATTAAAGCTGCAGAACAGGCTAAGAAATTTGCTTCAGTTCTTCAAGCTCGTTCAGAACGTTGCCGCAAAGTTGTAGCTACTATGGTTGAAAAAGACGCACTTCAGATGAACAAAGAAGTTTATGAGAGTGAGCTTAAACAAGGCACTTACCTATTAGATGCTCAGAAGAAAGCTTTTGAACATGCTATTAAGGCAAAACAGGCAGAGCTACTAGCTATGGATGACAATGCACTTCTAGCCACAGAGAAAGTAGTCGCAGATCTTAAGGCTCCTTCATCTGTTAATATTAAGAGAGCAAATCGTATTTTTGTTTCTCCATCATTTGGTGAAGAGCTTTCCGAAGACGCACAGCTTAAGAAAATCTTTGACACATTCGGGACTAAAAACAGGCCGCAATAATGGGTAGACCTAAAGCACAATTTTGTAAGCATGGGCATGACACAAATATTTGTGGAAGAGATTCTACTAATGCTTGTAATGACTGTAAACGAGATTGGACTTTAGATAATCCTGAATATGCTAAAGAATATCATGAAAAAAATAGAGATGTTCAATTAGAGAAACAGAAAAAATATCGAGAAGAGAATAAAGATATTCTAGCTATTAAGCAGAAAGAATTTTGGGATGCACATAGAGATTTAAAAAGGCAAAAAGATAAAGAGTATTACGAGAAAAATAAAATAAGACTTTTAGCTCTTATGAGAGAATGGGCTAAAACCCATAGAGATATTACAAGGGCTTTAAAAATAAAATCTCAGACAAATCGTAATCTTCGTGTAGTAGCTTGGACAGATTGGGATAGAATTAAAGAGATTTATGCTAATTGCCCAGAAGGAATGGAAGTTGATCATATCATTCCTCTTCAAGGTAAAAATGTGTCAGGACTTCATGTTAGTTGGAATTTGCAATATTTAATGCCAGCAGTAAATAGATCAAAAGGTAATAAAATAGATTTGTTATAAAAACATGCATGTAACAAATTATTCTACATGTGGGAATGCTAGAGTAATCAAGTTTGAGTTATATAGATTCGTTTAAAAGCTTAAAATCAAAGATTTCCCACAAATAAGTGGGCCTTTAAAAAAGTAGCCTACCAAGATCAGATAAGAATAGACCATATTAAAAAGTAGTATTCACAAAATAAAAATTAAGGAGTCACACAATGGCTAAACAGTTCGAATGGCCATTTAAAATCTCTTCTCAATATCTGGAAACACTTTAGAGATCTAAAGTCAATCAGAGGGAACCTGAAAAGGACCCGCAGAGACTAACCGAAGAGACACTGTAAAAAGTGATGTGATAGTCCGACCAACTTAGTGATAAGTTGACCTACCAGAAATGCGTAGGCGTTCTCATAAAAAGAGAATAGTAACAATAAAAACAGATTCGACAAATTAAAGAAGTTAATCGTTCCGTCGCATACCCTATTGCCTCTGGAAACATCGTCGGTGGAAATTTGCTACAACTAAACGCAGCTGGTCAGCTCTTGCCTTGGGTTCACGCCCAGACAGCAGGACAGCCTTTTGGTCTCGCAATTGAATCCAACGTATTTTTCCCTCTTCAGCCAGCCAATGGCGAAGTAGCAGGTCAGGGTTTTGACTACACCAACTTCAATCGTGGTGGACTTGAATCCGTTTACAACAACGGTGGAGATTTCGTCCTTTATGATGATGGTCGTGGTTATCCATACGCTCGTGGCACAGTAACATACGCAATCAATGCACCAGTCTATGCTTCCGCAGTTACAGATGGTCTTCTAGACTCTGCAGCTACAAGCACAGTGGTAGTTGGTTATGTAGTTGCTTTCGATGTTGCCACAGATCCAACGTTCCTGGAAATCAAATCGATTATCTAAGAGATTAGGTATAGATTCTAGTTGTAAACAAGATTGGTCGTGAGACTGACTTGTATTTTAAAGGAGAAATTTTATGAACGACAAGCTAAACGTAGAAGCCTCCATGGAAGTTCTTTCAAGCGCACAGGTTGAGGAAAAGCTCACCCGCCTGATGAATTCTCCAGGTGGACTTCAAAAAATTGCACAGCAGATGCTCTCGCCCCTAAAGCGCGAACTTCTGTACGAAGGCCGCATTCGCCAGCTCTTCCAGACCTATAAACTAGCTCTCGGAGAAGAAGCAGTGTTCGACGCTGATGTTGATGTACCAGCCGCAAGCATCTCAGTCGAAGGTCTTCCAGCACAGCTCGAAGTTCTAGCAGATCGTATTCGCGTAGAAACGTCACCTATTTCTACTCGCCCTATGATTCGTTGGAATGAATCAAACTTCCGCAAATATGACGTTCTGAACAGAACACAGGAACGTGCAAAAGCATCAATCATGCTACAGGAAGATACTCGTGGTTATAATTTGATCAACTTCGCAAGTGGTTTGACAAATCAGACACCCGCAGCATCTCTCGCTGGTACGACTGCTGCAACAAACAACCCATCAGTGATTGCTAACGGATCAACTGGTTTGTCCATGTATACCTTGGCTACCGCAATCGTAACTCTAAGCTCCAAGCTTCTAGTTGCAAGCAAGCTATACATCAACCCACTAACCCGCAGAGACTTGCTGTTGTTCAACAATGCTCCCAGTGGTAATGGTGGACTTGGTATCTTCGCTCCTAACTTCCAGGACACAGCTCTAAAGGCTGGTCGCGTAGGTGGAATCATGGGCGTTGACGTTCTAGAGTCTGTCGTTGTTCCTTCAGCAGCCTGTTTCGTCTTGGCTCCAGCCGATTACCTCGGCGTGTTGGCAATTCGTACAGATCTGTCAGTTGAGACAATGAAAGATGTAAACAAGATGGCAGATGTTTTTGCAATCTGGGAGGATCTTGGGTTTCTTATTCGTTACGCTAAAGGAATTGTTAAAGTTACACTTCCATAAGCTATTGACCCTAATCTTCAAAAGATGTTGATATATAGGGAGGATCAGAAATGATCCTCCTTAGTATATCAATAAAAGACTTGTAAAGTGTATCTTTTTATGCTATACTTAAATATATGGAAAAGATAAGTGGCATTTATTCGATTGTACATAGTGAAAGTTGCAAAGTTTATGTTGGTTCTGCTGTTAATCTTTATAAACGTGAGCATGAGCATAGATTTGATCTATATAATAATTGTCATGATAATCAACGTTTACAAAATGCTTGGAATAAATATGGGGAAGCAGCTTTTAAATTTGAAGTTTTAGAGGTAGTTCAAGATCCTTCTAATCTATTAATTAAAGAGCAATGGTGGATGGATAAGTTACAAAGTTATGACAGGGATAAAGGATTTAATATTCGTAAAGTGGCTGAGAGTAATTTTGGTTTAAAACATACACCTGAAACTCTTGAAAAGATTCGTCAAGGTAGCATCGGTAAGAATAAGGATAAAGTAGGAGATAAGAATCATTTCTTTGGCAAGAAACATACAGAAGAATCTCTTGCAAAAATGAGGACTCCTAGATCAGAAGAAGTTAAGCAAAAATTTAGTATTGCTGCACAAAAACGTTGGGAAGGTCATACAGAAGAAAAAATTTGCCCAAATTGTCAGATATCCTTTAATACACGATTAAGTGACGATAACGATTTTTGTAGTAAGAAATGTAATAATAGATATCATGGTAGATTAAGAACACAAAATAATACAATTGAAAAGGTTTGTTTACTTTGTCCTAATACGTTTAGAACTTCAATTTCAGAGAATAAAAAGTATTGCAGTCGTAAATGTTGGGCTGTATCAATGAAAGGTAATAAGAATCAATCTAAATAGTTTGCTTAGTGGGCTTATAGTATAACAGGATTATGCCACACTTGCAATGTGGTGATACGTGTGCGACTCACGTTAGGTCCACCAAGCAAATTAAGTTTGTTTCGCTCTGGGGTAACTCAATTGGCAGAGTGCTCCCCTGTTAAGGGAATGGTTGCAGGTTCGACTCCTGCCCCTAGAGCCAAACAAATATAAGTCAGCATCGTGATGTCAGAAAGATTAAGGGAATTGTTGCTACTAGTTTTGATATGAATCCAAAAATATCTTATTAAAGGAAATCTAAAATGCGAATGAATATAATTGTAAATTCATCTGTTGATGCTTATATTGGTCCTGCTGTAACTTCCTATAGACAATATATAAATGAAACATTCTCTGCTCCTATTGACCCTGCAGTATGGGCAGCAGCAGGTGGAGGTTCTATTGTTAGTGGTCAATATGTATTTCCAATGGGTGTAGGTGGCAGTCTTTTAACTGTTCAATCTATGCCAGCAGGAGCAACCTATACAATGGATTTGATCATTCCAAATTGTCCAGCTGGAAATCAATATTTTGGAGTATGTGGGCTACAGTATGACTTTGTAACAAATACTAACGCCGTCGGATTAAATTTATTTCTTCAATGTGATGGCACAACTATTACAGGCTGTCAGGTCCAGAATAATGATGGGTTATTTTATATTAATGTCCCATTGAATCTTTTACAGATTACTGGAACGACAGTGGTATTTCCTCAGATGAAGATTCAAATACTACCTAATTATTTTACTCTTTCAATTGCTGGAACACAGGTTGTAAATTGGTATGATATCTCTTATCAACCAGCTATGGGTCAATTCTTTATGTATAATGATGGGTCCAGCGGTGTTTCTTTGGCCTTTGATAACATTACCATTACAGAAGGTGTTGCTGCATGGCAGGGATTAAATGGACTCTCTGGTGTCACTGTACTTCAAGGTGGAGTAACAACCGTTCCTCTTGACACAAAAGGGAATGGTCATCCAGAGGACATTCTTCCAGCAGGTACAAACTATGCCATTTTACTTCTAGTAAAAGGTCGTGATAATGGTAATCGTGTTATTGATGGTTTTACTACATTAGCTAATCTGGAAGGTCCTGATGGTACAGGTGAAGATTGGGATAAGATCAATAATAATGTCGGTGGACTAATATTTTATGGAGCAAAGAATGCTACTAACACAGCTAAATTCCAAAATGTAATGACAGGATACACAGCTGAATACGCCTATAAGACTACAATAAATATTAATGCCTATACAGGACCTATTGGGAATATAACACCTGGGGTTCCTTTTTGGCAATCTCTTAATGGTATTCCTGGAATTACAGTTCTACAAGGAGCAGTTTTGACTTCCCCAGTTGATACAGCTGGTCATGGTCATCCTCAAGACATTCTTCCAGTCGGTACAAACTATGCTATTATTTTGCTTGAAAAAGCATCAGGAGCGTTAGGTAATTTTGATGGTTTTGCTGCTCTTCAGGCTCTTGTAGCTTCTGGTCAGGATTGGAGCAACGTTAATAATAATGTCGGTGGACTTTTGTATTTTGGTGCTTTGGGTGCAACTAATAAAGCTCAGTTTCAAGCCTTGCTACAAGGTTACGGTCAGCAGTATATCTAAAAGTTTATTCCCCCTTAGCTTAGGCGAAGGGTGCGGGGTTTAGAAATAAACTCCTGCATGGTAGAGAAGTTATAACTCGAAGTCCTGGGCAGCGGAATACGGCTTCCGTAATCTCTGCCCAGGCATAATTTCGCGGATTGGAGCAGTAGCAGCTCGTGTGCCTCATAAGCACAAGGTCAGTGGTGCAATTCCACTATCCGCAACCATTTGTAGTATAGCAGTTGAAGTCCTGTAAGGCTACAAAGACAGTAATAAGATGTGTGCAATATAGTCCTTATAGGACTCTGCACGAATTTCGTATTCGATCTGTGAGTCTAGTTACTAGATAAGAATATGTAAAAATGTGTTTCAAACAAGGAGATTTAACATGCCATATGTACCCGAAAATTGGATTCTAAAAGCAAATAATATCATGGAGAAGGTTGTATCCGATTACAAAGCCCCAGTTATTACAAGTGTCAATGAAGTTCTTGTCAGATTAGGTAATGCTCATCTATTGTCAGCATCAACATTTGCTGTTTTAGGTGATACAGCAGTAACAAACACAGGAGCCACAGTCCTTAATGGAGATCTTGGTATCGCTCCAGGAAGCACAATCACTGGTTTCCCTCCAGGCACATATACAGGAGCACTCCATGCAGGTGATGCCGTAGCATTACAGGCACATGCTGATGCAACAGCAGCAGCACTAGTCTTGCAGGGTATGGGTCCTGGCACTAATATCAGCTCTACTGATCTTGGTGGTTATGTAGCTGTTCCAGGTGTGTATAGTGCAGCAGTCGCAGGAACATGGACAGCTGGACCATTGACATTGAATGGTGCAGGAGTTTATGTATTCCTATTCGGAACTGCTCTTACGATGCCAGCAAATGCTACAGTAGTTTTGACAAATGGTGCAACAGCAGATAACGTTTACTTTGTAACTGGTTCCGCATTCACATTTGGAGCTAACTGCACAGTCAATGGTAGCATTCTTGCTGGTACATCCATTACATTTGCATCAGCAAGTGTACTCAATGGTCGTGCATTAACTTATGGACCAGGGGGATCAACAATAACATTCCCAAGTGCAGCTACTGTGAATGTTCCAGCAGGTTCTGGAAATGCCTTTAGTTATCAGATCACTGCTATTAATACCCCAACAGCATTCTATGCAACGTATTTGCCATGGGATCTAGTTATTAATCATGCAACTGGTTTAATTACTGGTACTATTTTCCCTAATAGTGTTGGTGAATTCCGTATTCCATTACAGGCTGTTAATGATGCTGGTGTAGGAACAATGATCTTAACGATATTGATCTAAGTTTAGATTAATATTCAAGAATCTACATTAGAGGGATCTGAGATAGGGTCCCTCTGAGTGTAGATTCATTTGAAAAAGAAAAGGAAAGATATGCGATTACGTGTTAAAATTCGAAACGCTAAAGAATGCCGCATTGAGCTGAATTTTCCAGATCTTTGTGTTAAATATACTAATGGATATTCGTTAGCTTTAAAGGTTGCCGAAGGGCAAGAAATTCCTTTCGATGTTCTTGATCAAGAAGATATTAGAAAAAGTTTAAAAGTAGGAAGTCTTAAGGGATATTTAGATAATGGTTGGGTAGAAGAAATTTTAGCAGATGAAGTTGTACCTGCCCAATTAACACCACTTTCCCATTTTATAACAGAACAAATGATAGCATCACCTAGTATGTTAGAACCACTTAAACCATTTGTAGCAAAACCAGAAACAAAAGAAGTTCCCCTCCAACCAATTTTACCCGAAGCCCCAAAAGCAGAGAAAAGCAAAGTGTCAGAGCCTATAGTCGAGTCGCTTACAGACTTGTCATTAGTGAAATCTTACGAAGATTTTAATAGGTTGTCTCACACATTGAAACTTAGGTTTATCAAAGATTGTACTGATGTTGCATTGTTAAAAGATATATCAGGTAAAACATCCTCAGTCCAGTTTAAGAATAATATAAGTTTGCGACTTACCCAAATAAAATAATTTTAAGGGCTAGAATTTTAATTATCATGCTAATTAATTTAAGTAATAGGAATTTATCAATTTATGTGAAAAAAGGAGGATAAGTTATGTCTACTAATCCTCCCGATCCACAATATGGAGTTTCTCTTCCTCCTCCAAAATTAATTGCAGAACTTCCTTATAATGTTATATACGGTGTTACTCCCGCTAATGAATATATTCCAATTCAGGTTGATGAGGCTGGTCAACTTTCGGTAGGAAATGTTACAATTACAGGCCCTGTTACAATTACAGGTGCCATCATACAGGGTGTAGATCCTGCTAATGGTAATACTCCAGAAGATATTTCAGTTGTTAATTCTGGACTTGGTTGGTATTCTCTTAGAACATCCCTATTTAATGGTGCTAATGAGCTTGCCATTAATCCTGATGGTAGTGTAAATGTAGAAATAACCTCAAGTATTTCTATTCCTGTTCAGATTGAGCATAATTTAGATAGTGTTGCTATTTATGGTACTGATGGAACCATAGATCAGTTTATAAAAACAGACACCCATGGAAATTTAATAACAGATATTCAGGATTCAGCTGGAAATCCCCTTACTTCTTTAAGTGGCTCTCTGAATGTTAATGTTACCAATGGTTTAAGCACTGGTGCAGTTGATGAAAGTGCCTTTACCTATGGAACATCGATTGAACAGCCAGTGGGTGGGGTTTATCAGGATACAAGTCCTACATTAGCTGCTGGTGAAACAGGTGCAGTAAGACTTACTGAGTATAGAGCATTTCATGTAAATCTCAGAGATTCAAATGGGATTGAAGTAAATCCAGCAACTGAAGCTACTTCAACTTCCATTTTGTCTGCTTTAGGTAATTTTAATTTTAGTGGTGGTTCTCTTGTAGTTACAACCAGCGGAGTTGTTGGCATCCCTATAAATAAATA